CCAAGCGGCCACATCAACACCGACCCATTCTGGCCCTCGATCGATCTGGACCAGCTGCGCGCCACCTTGCGCATCGACAGCAGCGTCACCCCGGCTCGTTTGGAAACAGCGGTGATCAACGCCGCGATCAGCGTCAACCGTGAGCTGGCTACCTGGCGAATCGACCAACAAGCCGCCGGCTTTACCCGCCTGAGCGAAGTACCGGCCGAGTTGGTCGAGGGTGAGTCCGCCCAGGTCCACCTGTACCGCCGAGCGATCGAGGCAGGAGTTGGCGCTGAGGTGTGTGAGCGCTACCGCTCCTATGACAGCACCAACACCGGCAACCGCAAGGCCGAAGAACTGGCCCCGAACATCGACGACTACCACCGCGACCAGCGCTGGGCCATCCGCGATTTCCTGGGTACCAAGCGCACCACCGTGGAGCTGATCTGATGGCCGTCACCCTTCGCGCCCTGCAAAACGACACCGTCGACGCCCTCTGCTGGCGCCACTACGGCCGCACCGCCGGCGTCACCGAGGCGGTGCTTGAGGCCAACCCCGGGCTGGCTGATCACGGCCCCACCCTGCCGCAAGGCCTCGCCGTTCAAATGCCCGAAGCCCAGACCACAGCCCCGCAGCGGCAGATGGTGAACCTATGGGACTGATCCACTTGAGCCGCCTCCTTGAGACCTACCACCCTGGACCCTGGAATGAAGCGAATGCCTGACCGTCCCGACACCTGGGCCTGGTTCGCCGCCTGGCTCGAACACAACTGGCCGACCCTGTACGCCGGCGTCCTGGCGCTGATCATTGCGGCCCTACGGATCATGTACGGCGGCGGCACCCTACGCCGAGTGCTGATCGAGGCGCCCCTCTGCGGGGCACTGGCCCTGGCTGCCAGCCACGGTCTGGCGTTGCTCGGCATCCCGGCATCGACCGCCCCGTTTTTCGGCGGCGTGATCGGCCTGCTCGGCGTCGAGGGCACCCGCGCCGCGGCCCGCAAGTTTTTCAACCGCAAGGTAGAGCAGCTATGAACACACTCCGGCACGGCGATCGCTCACAGGCGGTACGCACCCTGCAGAAGAACCTCAACAGCCACGGGGCCATCCTGGTGGTGGACGGCGACTACGGCGACGCCACCGAAGCGGCCGTGCGCGTCTACCAGCTCAAGGCCGGCCTGGTGGTGGACGGTATCGCCGGCGAGAAAACCCAAACCAGCCTGGCCGGTGGCGATTGCGCTCTGCTGCTGAAGAACGCCGACCTGGTCAGCGCTGCCCAGCGCCTGGATCTGCCCCTCGCCAGTGTCTACGCAGTCAATGAGGTCGAATCGAACGGCAAGGGTTTCTTCGCCAACGGCAAGCCGGCGATCCTGTTTGAGCGGCACATCATGTACCGCCAGTTGAAGACGCCACGTCACCCAGGCGACGACCCGGCAGAACTCAAGCGCCACGCCGATGAGCTCGCTGCGCAGTACCCGGCCATCATCAATCCGAACCCGGGTGGTTATGCCGGCGGCCCTGCTGAGCATCAGCGCCTGGCCACGGCCCGCCTCATCGATGACACCGCGGCCCTGGAGTCCGCTTCCTGGGGCGCCTTCCAGATCATGGGCTTTCACTGGCAGCGCCTGGGCTATGCCAGCGTGCAGGACTTCGTGACGGCCATGAGCGCGAACGAGTCCCGCCAGTTCGACGCCTTCGTCCGCTTCATCGAGACCGATCCGGCCCTCCACAAAGCGCTGAAGGCCCGCAAGTGGTCCGACTTCGCCAGGCAGTACAACGGGCCGAACTACCAACGCAACCTGTACGACACCAAGCTCCAGCGCGCCTATGAGCGGCATAGCGCCTGCAGCTGCGGTCAGGAGGTACCGGCATGATCGATCTCGAAGCGGTGCACAAGCTCAAGGTAGAGGACGGAGACGTGCTGGTCGTGCCTGAAAACACCGAGCCAGAAGCCATGGAGCTGCTGGCCGAGGCGCTGCAATTTGTCGATCCTGGTTGTCGGGTGATTGTGATTCGCGGCCCGCTCGAACACCTGGACGTCGGCGCCATGAACAAACTGGGCTGGTACCGCGCATGACCGCCAAGATCGCCTACCTCGAAATCTCCGGTCGCCAGACAGGGAAGACTACCCGCCTGGTGAGAATCGCAAACGACCTCACCGCCCAGGGCAAAACGGTGATTTTCGTCACCCTGCAAGCAGAGGATTTACTCGGGCGCCTGCCAGGGGTCGTCGTACTTTCAGACCGTCAGGCCCCTCCTGATGACGTCGACCAGGAACAAGCTATCTGGATCTACGACGAGTTCGACTGGCTCAAGTCGGCCAAGGTCCGTAATAGCGGGTACTACGCAACGACGGCGAGCCGAGTCCGCGACCTGGGGATCGATACCCCGGAAACGGATCTGCTGTTGCAACTGATCGAGCTCAACGGCGGCAGCTATAAGCGCCATCTTCTGACACCGGGGGTAATCGATGAGGCCTACTACGAGGAGGCCCGGGCGGTCTACACCGATGAGCAGTACCGCCAGTTGATCCTGGGGGAGTTCCTCAAATGAGCACCATCCGCCAGATCCTGCTGGGCCTGGCCTTGGTCGGCGTGTTGGGGCTGCTGCTCTGGGGCCAGCAGCAACGCATTGAGGTCGCCGACAAGAACCGAGCACTGGCAGAGAAAAACACCCAGGACGCGCTGGCCGCGGCCGGACGCAGCGAGGGCAAAGCCAACGCCCTGGAGGCTGCTCTTTCCGGCGAACGCCAGGCCCAGGCCCGTCTGCGCACGGAGCAGGACCTGCTACGCCAGGGGCTCGCCAAACGACAACTCACCATCGAGGGGCTGAAACGTGAAAACGCTGATCTGCGCGCTTGGGCTGACCAGCCCTTGCCTGATGTTGCTCGCCGGCTGCGCGAGCGCCCCGCCCTCACCGGCGCCGACGCTTATCGTCAGTGGCTGTCCGGCCGTGGTGCCCTGCAGCCTGCCGGCGACCAGGCCAAACAGTAACGGCGACCTCATCACCGACCAGGACCTTAGCGAGGCCGCCTGGGCCGAATGCGCGGGCCAGGTCGACATGATCTATCGCTACCAGCAGGCCAAACCATGAACAAACCCGACAGCCTGCGGGCCTTCCTGCTTGAACAGATCCCGGAACTGCGCCACAGCCCCGACCGGCTGCTGATCTTCATCGACAACGGCAAGGTCCGCTGCACTGCGGCCCCCAGCCTCTCGTTCGAGTACAGCTACGACTTGCAGGTGATCCTGACCGACTTCGCCGGCCATCCGGACAGCGTCATGCTGCCGCTGCTGGAGTGGCTCCGGGTGAACCAGTCCGAACTGCTGGAGAACCTCGACAAGTCCGCCGACGGCATCAAGTTCGAGGCCGACCTCATCGACAAGAGCAAGGTGGACATGAGCCTGACACTTCCCCTCACTGAGCGCGTGGTCGTTCGTACTGATGATGCAGGCAACACCACTATCAGCCACCCGGGTGAACCACAGCGCAACCCAACATGGCCCGAAAGCGGCCCGGAATGGATAGTGCCCAATGGCTGATCTTGAAGCACTGGAGGACTGGGCCGCGGGTCTGCTGGGGCAGTTGCAGCCGGCCGCCCGTAATCAGCTCGCCCGAAGCATCGGCCAGGCCCTGCGCCGCAGCCAGCAACAACGGATCATTGCCCAGCGCAACCCGGACGGGAGCAAGTATGCACCGCGTAAACAACGGAACCTGCGGGGCAAACAGGGACGCATCAAGCGCCAGGTGAAGATGTTCAAGAAGCTGCGTACGGCGAGCTTCTTGAAGGTTCAGGGGGATGGTAATGCGATCAGCGTTGGGTTTACTGGGCGAGTAGCTCGCATTGCGCGCGTGCATCAGTACGGATTGAAGGACCGGGCGGAGCGAGGTGCGCCTGATGTACGTTACGAACAGCGTGAAATACTCGGTTTCACCGTTGCGGATTTTGATCTAGTTCGCGATGCACTTCTAGCTCATATAGCAGAAGACATCTAAGTTGCGCGTGCGGCTCTAATAATTGCTTTTTGAAGCTCCCCTAACTTCTCATGCAGCGACTCATTAAGATCACCTGCCAAACCCAACAACCTGGTGGAATTCTTAGAGCTCTTATCCGACATATCAAAATCATACCAAATCTCTGCGAGTTCACGTGAGGTATTAAAGGCCGAATTGTAATACTGTAAAACTCCGTCACCATATATCGTAACTATCATATTAATGCGAGTAGATGCCTCATCAGAAATCCGAGCAGGTCTATCTAAAGCGGTAATCCCTAACAAGCGATCGCCATTTACCATTCGAGATTTATAAAAAATAAACTCATTAATGAGAAGTGTACTCCACTCATAAACAAGTACAAACAGTTCCTCTAGCCGCTCTTTGCGAACTACCCCTCTATTGAGTTCACTTTCATGTTTAATCCGCAAAATAGCTTGTCTTTCATTCGATTTATTTGTAAGCCAAACACCCAAAACCGTGATAAGCGAGCCAAATATACCCGCCAAACCAACCCAAACTTCTGATGGCACATTTTTCAACGACTCAACGAACATAACGATTCCTTCTGTTAGGCCGAACGTAAAAACCTCTCAATCAGCGATTGTATAGGGACTTTTTACAAGGAGCCAAAGCTGCACCCGCACGCGCGCGGCGCCACCATCGGCGCTATGAACGATCTAGCCACCCTCGCCCGCCTGATTGAAAACCTCATCCGCTTCGGAGTTGTCGCCGAAGTCCAGATGACGCCGCCGCGCGTGCGTGTGAAAACGGGTGAACTGACTACCACCTGGTTGCCCTGGTTGGCCCTGCGCGCAGGAGCTGACAAGGAATGGGACCCCCCCACCGGTGGCGAGCAGGTCCTGCTGATCAGCCCTTCGGGCCAGCTCGGCAACGGCGTGGCCCTGATCGGCCTGTTCAGCGACAGCGCGCCGGCCAACGGTGACCGCGCCGGCCTGCACCGCCGTACCTACAGCGACGGCACGGTGATCGAGTACGACAGCGTCGCCCATCACCTGAATGCCACCCTGGCCCCGGGCGGCACCACCAACCTGGTCAGCGACGGCGGCATCACCATCGTCGGCCCAATTACCCACCAGGGCGACTACACGCAGACCGGCAATCAGACCGTCACCGGCAAGGTCACCGTTTCAGATGACGTTGTCGCGGCCAACATCAGTCTGGTCAAGCACCTGCATGGCGGCGTGCTGCCTGGTGGCGCCAAGACGGGAGTACCGGAATGAACAGAGAAACCGGCGCCGTGCTCAGCACCGAAGAACATATCGTCCAGTCCTGCACCGATATCCTGACCACGCGCCTCGGTACCCGGGTGATGCGCCGTGAATACGGTAGCGTCCTGGCCGAGCTGGTGGACCACCCGTTCAACGATGCAACCCGCCTGCGCGCCTACGCAGCCACCGTGATGGCCCTGATGCGGTGGGAGCCACGGATTACCCTGAGCCGAGTGAAGTTCGTCAGCGCGACGCTCCAGGGCCAGTCGGTGATGGACATTGAATGCAGCCGCGTCGACACCAACGAGCCGCTCAGCCTGAGCGTTCCGCTGCAACTGGGGGCAAGCGTATGAGCACCTTTGTCGCCATCGACCTGGGCCAACTGCCGGCGCCGCAGATCGTCGAGCAGATCGACTACGAGCAGATCCTCGCCGAACGCAAGGCCTACGCCATCAGCCTCTGGCCCGCGGAGGAGCAAGCCGAGATCGCCGCACGCCTGGCGCTGGAATCCGAGCCGCTGACCAAGCTGTTGCAGGAGAACGCCTACAGGGAAACCATCTGGCGCCAGCGGGTCAACGAGGCATCTGTCGCCAACATGCTGGCCCTGGCCAAGAACTCCGACTTGGACAACCTCGCGGCCAACTACAACGTCGCCCGCCTGGTGGTGCAGGAAGCCAACCCCGCGGCCGTGCCACCACTTGCCCGCGTCATGGAGAACGACGACAGCCTCCGCGAGCGTGCCCAGATGGCCTGGGAAGGCCTGAGCACTGCAGGGCCGCGCAACAGCTACATCTTTCACGCACGCTCCGCAGATGGCCAGGTTGCCGACGCCACGGCAGAAAGCCCGGCGCCGGCAGAGGCCGTGATCACCGTGCAATCCCTGCTCGGCGACGGTACGGCCTCGCCTGCCCTACTCACGGCGGTCAAGATCTACCTCAGCGACGACGACCGCCGGCCCGTGGCGGACCGGGTCACCGTCCAGGGCGCCGAGATCATCAATTACCAGGTCAACGCCACGCTCTACATGCTGAGCAACGGCCCTGAAAACGAACTGGCCCTCGCTGCCGCGCAGGCCAGCCTGCGGGCATTTGTGCACCAGCGCCGGCGGCTGGGTCTGGAAGTGTCCGAATCGGTGGTGCATGCCCGGCTTCACGTTGAAGGCGTTCGCAAAGTTGTGCTGCAGGAGTGGACGGATATCGTTGCGACGCCCTATCAGGCGCCGTTCTGCACCGCCATCACCCTGGCGCTGGGGGTTGAGTGATGACCGACCAGCCCCTACTGCCGCGCAATTCCACGCCGCTGGAACATCAGGCTGCCCAGGCCCTAGCCCAGATCCAGCGAGTGCCGATTCCACTGCGCCAGCTGTACAACCCGGATCTGTGCCCGACTGACCTGCTGCCGTACCTGGCCTGGGCCTTCTCTGTCGATCGCTGGTCAAGCCAGTGGACGGAGGCAGCCAAGCGGGCCGCGATCCGTGCGGCGTACTACATCCATTCACGCAAGGGCACCATCGGCGCCCTGCGCCGGGTGGTGGAGCCGCTGGGCTACCTGATCGAGGTCGTTGAGTGGTGGCAGAAGGTGCCCAACGGACCGAGGGCGACCTTTGCACTCAAGGTCGGCGTGCTCGATACCGGCATCACCGAGGAGATGTACCAGGAGCTGACCTGGCTGATCGACGATGCCAAGCCCCTCACCCGCCACCTGATCGGCCTCGATATCACCCTTGAAACCCGCCTGAACGCCTACACCGGCGTCACCGTTTTCGACGGTGACGAGATCGACGCCTACCCCTGGACCAACCCGGACCTGGACGTCGTGATCCAGGGCTATAGCGGCGTCAGCGAATACACCCTCGACGAACTGGACGTGTACCCCCATGGTTAATCAGAACTCCATTTTCGGCGGCATGCTCACCAGCCTCGGCGCCGCAAAAAAAACCAACTGCGACGCCCTGGGCATCCCGTGGGAGCCCAGCTACATGCTCATCGGTGACGCCAATGACACCGACCCGGTGCCAAGCCCCGGGCAAACGCAACTGATCCGCCAGGTTTACCGCGCACCGCTCAATGCGCTGTATGTCTCGCCGACGGATGACAACATCCTGATCGCCGAGCTCGTGTTGCCGCCGGAAGTCGGCGGCTGGTGGATTCGGGAGCTGGCGATCGAGGATAAGGACGGCGTGTTTTGTGCGGTCGCCAACGTGGCCCCCAGCTATAAGCCGCTCCTCGCCCAGGGCTCCGGGCGGAATCAGGTCGTGCGGATGCACATCATCACCAATAGCACGACCAACATTCAGTTAAAGATCGACCCGAGCGTGGTCCTGGCTACGCGCTCCTACGTCGATCAGCGCATTCTGGAAGAGCTGAACAAGCAGGACTTCAAGCATTCGGTGCTGGTGGCAACCTCTGGAGCCATCACCCTCAGCGGCCTGCAGACGATTGACTCGGTGGCCCTGGCCGCCGGCAATCGTGTCTTGGTCAAGAACCAGACCCAGGCCAAAGATAACGGTCTGTACGTTGCGGCTGCCGGCGCCTGGTCGCGAACTCAGGACGCCGATACCAGCCTTGAAGTTACCCCAGGGCTGTTTGTTCATGTCGAGAAAGGCACAGCCAATGGCGATAGCGTTTGGCAGCTGGTAACCGATGGGCCGATTGTGCTCGGGACCACGGACCTGGCCTTTGAGATGTTGGCCGGCCGCACAGGCGTAAATACTGGGACCTACACCAAGGTCACCGTGGATAAATACGGCCGGGTGATTGCCGGGACCAACCCGACCACCCTGGCCGGGCATGGCATTACCGATACCTACACCAAACCTGAGATCGAGGCACTGGTGGCTCAGGCCTCCTCACTTCCTGTCGGTTCGATAGTGGCATTTCCCAAGTCGAGCGTGCCGCCGGGGTTCCTTGAGATCGATGGCAGCGTGCAGAGCATTGCGACCTTCCCCGACCTCGCGGCCTACCTCGGGACTACATTCAACCAGGGCGACGAGGGCGCCGGAAACTTCCGGCTACCCGATTCCCGGGGTGAGTTCCTGCGCGGCTGGGACCATGGGCGAGGCATGGACCCAGGCCGGGGCTGCGGCACTACGCAACACGACACCATTCAAAATATCGTTGCGTGGTTGAACGCTTCCCCTTCATCGGCTTATCAGTTTCTTGGTGAAGGGGTAACGGCGTTCGGTGCATTTGCATTGACTGAGCGCACCAGCAATTCGATTGGTGATGGTCCTGCTGCAGATAAACAAGTGAGTTCGTTGACTTTCGATGCAAGCCGAGTTGCCCGCACGTCAAACGAAACCCGACCGCATAACCTGGCAGTCATGTGGTGCATCAAAGCGTGGAACGCACCAGTCAACCAAGGGACGATTGATATAGCCGCGTTGGCTGCGCAAGTCGTCGGCTTCTCGGCTCGGGCTACGGCCTTGGAAGAACGCCCCCGAGGCCTTGGCGACGGTCAGGCATGGCAGAACGTCACCGCGTCCCGAGTCTCTGGCACGGTCTACACGAACACAACAGGGCGCCCGATCTTCGTGCAAGTGTCGTTCACAACTGGCGGCGTCTATGTCGTGGTCGACGGTGTGAACTTGACGGTATCCGCATATCACGCGGCGTTCATTGTGCCGGCCGGATCGACCTACAAAGTCACTTACGGCAGTCCCTCCAATCTGACCTGGGTAGAGCTTCGCACATGAAATACTTCAACAACCCGAAAACCAGCGAAGTGCATGCCTACGATGATGATGCCCCGGAGCACTTCATCGCCAGCTATCTGCTGCCAATGTCCGATGAAGCGGTTCGATCGTACATTGCCAGTGCAAGCGCGCCTCTGCTCGACCCAGCAACCGAGGAGCGCAACTGGCGTGATGTCGAGTTAACCTCTGTGCTCTGGCTGCGTGAGCGTCACCGTGATCAGCTTGAGATAGAAGCGCCGACCACACTTACCGCCGGCCAATTCAAGGACCTGCTGGTTTACATGCAGGCTCTGCGCGACTGGCCGCAGTCACCAGACTTTCCCGATACCCAGTTCCGCCCCACTGCTCCCGACTGGATTGCAGAGCAAGTCGAGTAGCCCGGCTCCGCACCTTCTCCCTGTATCCCCCTTCCCTACAACCCGCCGCGCTCGCCGATCCGACGCGCGCGCGGCAGCCTGTGCACTGTCACCCCATTCACTGCGCAGGCAAAACCCATGGCCGATTACCTCCACGGCGTGCGGGTCCTCGAACTCAACGACGGCACCCGCCCCATTCGCACCATCCCCACCGCTGTTATCGGCCTGGTCTGCACTGCCGACGACGCTGATCCGCTGGCATTCCCGCTCGATACCCCGGTCCTGATGACCAACGTTCAGACCGCGGTCGGCAAAGCCGGCACCAAGGGCACCCTGGGCGCCAGCCTGCAGGCCATTGCTGACCAGACCAAGCCCTACGTCATCGTGGTGCGGGTCAAGGAAGGCGAAACCGAAGCCGCAACCACCAGCGCCCTGATCGGCACCACCACCGCCGACGGCAAATACACCGGCATGAAAGCCCTGCTCGCCGCCAAGGCCCGCGTCGGCATGGTGCCGCGCATCCTTGGCGTTCCAGGCCTCGACAGCCTGCCGGTGGCCACCGCACTGGTATCGATCGGCCAGCAACTGCGGGCCTTCTGCTACGTCAGTGCCCGAGACAGCAAGACCAAGGAAGAGGCCGTCGCCTACCGCGAGAACTTCGGCGCCCGCGAAGTCATGGTGATCTGGCCGGACTTCGAACACTGGGACACCACCGCCAACGCGACCACCAAAGCTTCCGCCGTCGCCCGTGCCCTGGGCCTGCGGGCGAAGATCGACCAGGAGATCGGCTGGCACAAGACCCTGTCCAACGTCGCGGTCAACGGGGTCACCGGCATCAGCGCCGACGTGTTCTGGGACCTACAGAACCCGGCCACCGACGCCAACTACCTCAACTCCAACGAGGTCACCACCTTGATCAACGAGGGCGGGTTCCGCTTCTGGGGCAGCCGGACTTGCAGCGACGATCCCCTGTTCGCCTTCGAGAACTACACCCGTACCGCGCAGATCCTCGCCGACACCATGGCCGAGGCGCACATGTGGGCCGTAGACAAGCCCATGACCCCGACCCTGGTGAAAGACATCATCAACGGCATCAACGCCAAGTTCCGCGAGCTGATCTCGGCCGGGTACCTGATCGGTGGCAACTGCTGGTACCAGGACGACGCCAACGACAAGGACACCCTCAAGGCCGGCAAGTTGTTCATCGACTACGACTACACGCCGGTTCCACCGCTGGAAGACCTCACCCTGCGGCAGCGGATCACCGACCGCTACCTGATGGACTTCGCCAGCAAGATCAACAGCTAACCAGGGGCTCCCCCGCGAAGGGAGTCACCCCGTGCCAGGACACCGGAGAACACCACCATGGCCATGCCTCGCAAACTGAAAAACCTCAACCTGTTCAACGACGGCAACAGCTACCTGGGCGTGGTCAAGTCGGTCACCCTGCCGCCCCTCGGCCGCAAGATGGAAGCCTACCGGGGCGGCGGCATGAACGGCTCGGTCAAGGCAGACCTGGGCTTCTCCGATGACGGCATCCAGTTCGAATGGAAAACCGGCGGCCTGGACCTGCTCGCCCTGCGCCAGTTCGGCTCGGTGAATGCCTCCGGGATCATGCTGCGCTTCTCCGGTGCCTTTCAGCAGGACGACACCGGCGACGTCAGTACCGTCGAGGTGGTGGTACGCGGCCGGCACGAAACCATCGAGATGGGCGACGCATCCCCCGGCGAAGACACCGAGCACAGCATCACCACCACCTGCAGCTACTACAAGCTGACCGTGGACAACGAAGACATCATCGAAATCGACCTGCTCAACTTCATCGAGAAGGTCAACGGCGTCGACATGCTGGAGAAACAGCGCAACGCCATCGGCATCTGATCCCCCCCGCCGCTCTCAAGCCGAGAACGGATAACACTGCAACCTGGAGCACTCAATGAACACCGACGACAACACCCAAGCCCCTGCCGAAGTCGAAGACAACACCGTGGTCCTCGACACCCCGATCACCCGGGGCAAGACCACCATCGACAAGATCACCCTGCGCAAACCCCAAGCGGGCGAGTTGCGCGGCGTGCACCTGGTTGAACTGCTGAACATGGACGTTGCCACCCTGATCAAGATTCTGCCGCGCATCAGCAGCCCAGGCATCACCGCCCCAGAAGCAGCAGCCATGGACCCTGCCGACCTGCTGGCCTGCGGCAGCAATATCTCCGGTTTTTTGTTGCAGAAGTCGGTGAAGACGGAAGTATCCCTCGCTGCGTAGAGGACGCCATGGCCGATCTGGCCGTGGTTTTTCACTGGGCGCCGGCTGACATGGACCAGCTGGGCCTGCAGGAACTGATGGACTGGCGCGAGCGCGCCAGGGTGCGGAGCTCCACCGATGGCGAATGACCTCAAACTTCAGGTGCTACTGAACGCCATCGACAGGGCTACCGGCCCCCTGAAGTCGATCAACAAGAGCAGCATCGGTGCTGCCCGGGCATTGAAGGATGCCCGGGACAACCTCAAGCAGCTCAACGCGCAGCAGAAAGACATCAGCGCCTGGCGCACTCAGCGCGCCGCCGCCGAGCAAACCGAGCAAGCTCTCGGCGCCGCCCGTGATCGCGTGCGAGCGCTCAGCCAGCAGTTCGCCGCCACTGGTGCACCTACCCAGGCCATGACTCGGAACATGCGTTCAGCGATCCGAGAGGCGCAGCAGCTCAAGCAACAGCACCAGCAACAGGGCGAGCAGCTCCAGGGCTTGCGCATGAAGCTCTACGATGCCGGCATCAGCACGCGCAACCTTGGGCAGGCCGAGCGTGATTTACGCAGCAAAATCACCCAGACCAACCAGACCATAGAGCAGCAGGAAGCCAAGCTCAGGCGTCTGGCCGGACAGCAACGGCAGCTCGCCAACGCGAAGAGGAGTTACGAGAAGGCTCAGAGCGTATCCGGGGGCATGGCTGCAAGCGGAGCCGCGGGGCTTGGCGCCGGCTACGCCCTGAGCCGGCCGCTGAAGGCGGCAGTAGACGCCTTTGCCCCCGCAGAGAACGCCGCGACCCAGCTGAAGGTGTCGATGATGGCGCCGGACGGCTCCATTGCTGCCGAGTTCGAAAAAATGACGACCCTGGCCACGCAGCTCGGTGACCGCCTGCCCGGCACCACTGCCGACTTCCAGGAAATGATGACGATGCTCCGACGGCAGGGGCTCACGGCAACCAACATCCTCGGCGGTACCGGCGAGGCCGCCGCGTATCTGGGCGTTCAGTTACAGATGCCCGTGACGGCTGCCGCGGAGTTCGCGGCGAAAATGCAGGACGCCACCCGGACCACCGAGGGCGACATGATGGCGCTGATGGACACCATCCAGCGCACCTACTACCTGGGCGTCGACAGCGGCAACATGCTGCAGGGCTTCAGCAAGATCTCCCCGGTGATGGACATCATCAAGAAACAGGGCCTGGAAGCGAGCAAGGTTCTTACTCCCCTGCTGGTGATGATGGATCAGGCCGGTATGGAAGGCGGCGCCGCGGGTAACGCCTACCGGAAGATTTTCCAGGGCGCGATGGCCAACGCGAAAATCCAGAAGTCACTGGATGACCTGAAGGCCGAACGCGGGATCTCGCTGAAGCTCGACTTCACCGACGGCAAAGGCGAGTTCGGCGGCATCGAGAAGATGTACGCCCAGCTGGAAAAGCTCAAGGGCCTGAACACCGAGGTTCGTCTCGACCTTATCAAAAGCATGTTCGGCGACGACAGCGAGACCCTGACCACCCTCAACACCATGATGGCCAAGGGCATTGCCGGCTATCGCGAAGTCGAGGGCAAGATGCAGACCCAGGCCGACCTGCGGACCCGGGTGAACGTGCAGCTGTCGACGCTGGCGAACGTTCTGGAAGCCGCCGAGGGCAGCTGGACCAACGCCATGGCCGACGTCGGCAACGTGATGGCCCCAGAGCTGAAGGAGCTCATCCAGTCGCTGGGAGAAGTGGCAAACCGTGTGGGCGCCTGGGTGAAGGCCAACCCCGAGTTGACCCGCCAGATCGCCAAGACCGTCGCCGGCATCGCCTTACTGATGACCATCATGGGCGGCCTCAGCATCGGCTTGGCAAGCATGATTGGCCCCTTCGCGATGGTGCGCTACGCCCTGACCTTGTTCGGCATCAAGGGCAGCGGCGCCCTAGGCCTGATTGGCCAGGGAGTCCGGGTACTGGCTATGGCCCTGGGCGGCCCGCTGATCGCGGCTCTGCGCACGGTCAGCATCGCTATGTGGGGACTCGCGGCCAACCCGGTAGTGCTGGCAATCGCTGCCGTCGTGGCTGTACTCGCCGGTGCCGCCTACCTGATCTACAAGAACTGGGACGCGGTGAAGGCCTATGTCATCAACCTCTGGAACGAGATCAAAGCCGGGTTCGACGGTGGCATTGGCGGCATCTTGACCATCCTGGCCAACTTCAGTCCCATCGGGATCATCTACCGGGCATTCGCCGAGGTGCTGAACTACCTGGGCCTTGATCTCCCGACCAAGTTCACCGAGTTCGGCAACATGATCGTCAATGGCCTGGTGAATGGCCTCCTCGCCGGCATGAGCAAGGTGAAAGAGACCATCACCGCGATCGGCGACTCAACCATTGGTTGGTTCAAAGAAAAGCTCGACATCCACAGTCCATCGCGGGTGTTTGCCGAGCTCGGCGGCTTCACCATGGAAGGACTGACCCAAGGACTACAGGCCGGCCAGAAAGGCCCACTGAACGCGGTGAACAACCTCGGCCAACAGCTCACCACAGCGGGCAGCATGGGGCTGGGCATTGCTGCCATGCCCGGCCTCTCGGTCGATACCCGGGCACCCATAAGCCCAGCAGTTGCGGCCACCTACGACAGCCACGACAACTACGAAATCAACATCCACCCCACGCCAGGCATGGATGCCTTGGCAATCGGCCGCGCCGTGCGGGCAGAACTTGCGCGCATTGAAAGCGAAAAAAGCGCCCGCAAGCGCAGCCAACTGTCCGACCTGGAGTAAATCGCCATGATGATGGCCTTGGGCATGTTCGTCTTCAGCCTTTCCACTGCCGCCTACCAGGAGCTGCAACGACAGACCGAGTGGCGCCACGTCAGCAATACCCGCATCGGTGCCGCTCCGGCCAGGCAGTTTGTGGGCCGAGGCGACGACTCGATCACCTTGCCGGGCGTCATCCTGCCCGAGTTGGCCGGATCTGTGCTGAGCCTCGACACCCTGCGGCTGATGGCGAATACCGGCAAGGCCTGGCCCATGGTCGAAGGCAGCGGCCGGATCTACGGTTTATGGGTGATCGAGAGCCTGAGCGAGACCAAGACGGTGTTTTTCCGTGACGGCACACCGCGGCGTCTGGAGTTCACCCTCAACCTCAAGCGCATCGATGACGACCGGATAGACCTGATCGGCGCCGCCGGCAGCACTGGCATAAGTATCTTGAGGATGCTGCTGTGATTGATGCCGCCCTCGCCCGTGTTACGGGCTTTATCGAAGACGCTGCCGGCCAGTACCGCCGCGACGCCGCCTACGCTGTCCCGGCCTTCCGCATCACCGTAGA